CGAAGATCTCTTAAATGAGGATAAAATCATCAACTCTGACTACGCAGTTCGTAAATCACTAGCTGAAGGTAATGTTACAACATTCATGGGCTTCCGTTTCATTCACACAGAGAGACTTGATCTCTACACTGGTGGTGATGATGGCGATGAGCGTCGTGTTATTGTTGCTACACCAAAGGCTCTTAAGATGTCTATCGGTGACGGTCTTAAAGGTGATATGTGGCGTGATCCATCTAAGAAAAACGCTCCTTACTTATATTACAAATTGTGTGCAGACGCAGTTCGTATGTGGGGTGAAGTTTCTGGAGAGATCCGTTGCTCTGAGGCATAATCTTATCGAGTTACCTCCTAGCTTCTATGCTAGGGGGTACTCCCTTTTAAAATGGCTATAGAACACGGAAAAGTACAAGTTATGAATAACGCCCTACGAATGGTGGGTAGTTATCATCTAGACACTAATGACACAACTAGTGTGACATACCAAATTGCTGATCGTGCGTTTGACGATGCAATGGTATCAATTTTCTCAGAAAATGTTTTTACATACAATACAATCAGAAGGTATTATTCAGATGCTACTGATTTATCTACTTTAACCGATGCTGAAAAACCAGCAGAACACTGGAAGTATAGAGTTGTACTACCAAACAAAGGACCGAATAACTACCAAGGATTTCAAAGAGTTGTAAAAGTAACAAACAAAGAAGGTAACGCATTGTTGGATTGGTACGCAGAAGTTTATCAAGCACCCAACACTGCAGTGGTTTATGACGAGCCTTATTATTTATTTACAACAGAAAAAGACTTTCACGTATACTACACATTCATACCTAATGGAGATGGAGGAACTAACAGAGGTGATGGTATAGCGAATATGGATGCTCACCTAGTAAGAGCTGTTACACTGTACATGGCTCAGTCTATGTGCATAGAGTTGTCTGGTTCTGAGACAAGACAGGAATTATTATTTAATCAATATGTCCGTGCAATAAGACGTGCACGAGTTATTGAGGGTAGAGGAAACCCAGCACAGAGATACATACACGACGGCAACTCACAGCTAATGAACTCTCATTACGGATATGGCTCGGTATAGTAACGTACAATCTAATTTTTCTGGAGGTCTAGTCACAGACCACTTAGTTGGTCGTATCGACATTGATCGGATGGCTAACTCTGGTAGAAAGTTTGAAAACTTCTTACCAACAGTTCAAGGACCTGCTGAGTACAGACCTGGGTTTCAAAACAAAACAGAAGAGACTAATTTATCCTACTTGAGTAGTGTAAGTGAATCTATAACTTTTGCTGGTAATGTTTCTTATAGAGCAGTTTTTGGTGGCAATGAAGTAACAATATATAATAATGAAGGGTTGTTAATTGACACAGTGTCAACACCGTACGGTCAAAGTGAGCTACAGGATTTAAGGTTTAGCTCCGAAACAAATGAACTTTATATAGCACACCCACTGTACAAGCCTAGAGTTTTGACAGGCACATCAGGGTTTACTTTTAACCCAGATTTTTTACACGATAGTGCTGGGGAAAATTTACTTACATCAGAAGGTAAACAACTTACTGTTAATGCAGGTATCGTTCAAGGATCAGGGGATTGGAGTTTAACTGAGGTCGATACAAAAGTAGAACCTTTCTTAGAAGCTGATACATCATTAACAAAAGTAAGATTAGTAAAAGACCAAGAGATTGCAAAAATTGTAAGCACAGATGCTGCATTAGCAACAATCACAGCTGCAGCAACAGCTACTGATTATTATATAGAGTATGAGGTTGAAGGTAGAAAAGTTTTAGGTAAAGTATTGGACGCAACTTCATCAACAAACTATTCAGAGGTTGCTGATCCAAGTTATGACGCTGTTAGTGGTGAGTACACAATATATGTGGATGCTGTAGATTTTGTAACAACAATAACAGATCCAGATGCAAAATTATATCTACTTGACAACACTGTAACCTACACTGGTACTGATGTAATCAAGACTACACAACTTGAACAAGACGGAGTGCCAAGTGGGGATGTAGTTGTTCGGTCTGATGTTGATATATTTAACAACTCTAATGTAAATTCTTGGCTAAGACTTGATCCAAGTAATAGATCAAACAATGTGGTATTAGGGCAAGACAGTAAATTTAATTTAACTCGTTGGGTAAAGATAACAGACTACAAAGGTATACAAGCACACCCTGTTGAGTTTTATCGTGGAGCTGCGTATCAAAACAAAGACAATAACAACCCACTTGACCATGACTATACTGTTTATGAGTCTGGTGGTGTGTACAAGGCGTATGGTAACTCTAAGTACGATATTCATAATTATAGTAATACTAAATCGGGGCATGTTGAAGCTGATAGTGGAAATAGAGTTTTTTCGTGGACAGGAGGAGATTTTACAGGTAATCACCACACTGTAGGCGACAACCCAATAGTTGGTAATTTATCTACTGCGATTAGTTTTGAAGTTGTGGAGTGTGATAGTAGTTTGGAAGTGCAGGAGTATGACGCTGTTTTAAATACTGGTGGTGTACTTGTCAAAACAACAGCAACTAACACAATTGTAACGGAAATAGCTAATGATGTACTGATTGAAGCATCTGCAGACCTATTTGATCAAACTAGGGATATAGATAGACACATAAGAGTTGAGACCGTAACTGGTATGGTCTATACAAAGATTCTCGCATACAATAACGCTAGAGAAGTACGTGCAAGACTTAACACAGCTGTACCAAGGGATGCTGTAACAGGAGAGTATGAGGGGAATGGTGTTGGTATAAGTTTTAGTTTAGGTGCTTGGTATACAAACAATTACCCTAAAACAGTTACAAAGTATGAGCAAAGAAGGATATATGGAGGTACGCTTACTAATCCTAATCTTGTGTTTATAAGTCGTTTGAGTGATGATACAGACTTTTCTCCAACACAACCTGATAAAATAGTCTTAGATACAGATGGGATTACTTACTCTTTAAGTAATATCAATGCTGGTATTTCTTGGATGAAAGCGGCATCGGATTTGATTATAGGTACATCTAGAGGTATTTTTAAACTTGTTATTAACCAATTCCAAGCATCAATCAGTCCAAAGACAATTCGTTTTTCATTGGTTGATGAGATTGGGTGTTTTAGAGACGGTGTTCTTGCAGGAACATCTGTATTCTTCCCAGATGAATCAAACACTGAGTTGCTAGAGTACAAGTTTGATAATAATTCTGGAATAGAGGTTACAGAAGATGTATCTAAATTAGTATACCCAACTTTTGTAAACGATACGATTAAAAAAGTAGTTTATCAAAATAATCCACAACCAAGAATTTGGGTGTTAACAGAAAATGGACTTTTGTACTGCTTAACATACAATAGACAAGAAAATTACTACGCTTGGTCAAAACATACACATGGTGGTGTTTCTGGAAGCAACAACACAAAAATTATTGATATCACAGTTTTACGGAAGGGTTTTGATTCTAACCTTGATCAAGTTTGGATTACAGCTGAGAATGCTGGGGATTTTAGAATAGCGTATGAAGTTATGTTCTCAGAAAATGATGCAGGTAATGAGATAACTTATTTCATTGATTCTGGAGTAAAAAGAACTATTGACATAGCTACAGCAAAAGTAGGTAATCAAGTTCAAATAGATTTGACTGGTACACCGTATGAATCTGGTGGTCAAGTTTCTGTTGTTTATGACGGCATTGTTAAAGGAATATATGTTTTATCAGGTTCTACTCTCAACATTGTTGAGTCACGATCTACAGGAACAGTTGAAGTTGTCTTTGGTAAAAACTATACAGGTACACTGCAGATGATGTACCCAACGTGGGATGCACGAAACAAACCAGCGTTTGGAACAGAGACTCAAAGAGTAATATCACAAAAAATATTTGTAATAGACTCCTCAACATTTTCTCAAGGTGTTGACGGACTGGTTCAATCGGTAGATCTACCTGGCTTTGACACTGGTGTTACTTCTGCAAGTGGTGTATATACAGGATTTGATATAGAACGACCATTACGAAACTCTCAGTTTGGGGTTGATAAAATTCCAGAACTAGTACAAACTCAACCATATAGGACTATTTTTGGATCATTAGTAACGAAAGTGGATTTAAATTAATATGAGTACATCTCCATCAGCAGTTATGAATTTTGCATCAGCAGGCGTTAATTTGTTTGCTGGTCTTGCCAATTACCATGTTGCCAAATCTCAAGCTAGAATTACAAGAGCTCAAGGTCGTATTGATAATCAAGTTGCTCAAGCCAATGCTACAGCGTTAGAGTTGCAGGGTGAATATAATGCTCAGATTCAGCTTAATAATGCCATAGGAGCAGCTAATCAGAAGAAGTATGAGAACAGCATTATCAAAGCAAATCGTATTGCGTTGGCTCAGAGGTCTGAGATTTCAAGACAAAAACTTTTAAGAGATGTTAGAGGTCTACAAGCCGAGGTTGCTGTAAGAAATCCTGGAGTTAGTCAAGATGTTCTTAATAGCATTGAGCTGGAAGCGTTCAGTCAAATGGCTGACCAAGACATTGAGTTCTCATTACAGATGCAGTCAATGGGTGCACAGCAATCTGAAAATACTAGACAAGCAGCTCTTTTAACTCTGAATGGTGAGTTGCAAGCACAAAACACTTTACAAGGTTCTAGAAACAATGCATTCTTCACACGATTGAGTGGACGGAACGCACAAACTTCGGCAAATTTAAGAGCAGCACAAATGAAAGCTCAAGGCAGGGCGGATTTAATTGGAACGTTCGCATCATCAGGATCAAGTATTGCACAAGGATTAAACACATAATATGGCTATAAGAGTATCATCAAACACCCCACAACAAACACAAGCTTCAGCAGAAACTTTTGGATACATTCGTAACTACAAGAGCCCATTAGAAGGTGTAACACTAGCTAACCCAGGAAGAGGGCTTCAACAAGTTGCTCAATCTATGGGTCAGGTTGCTTCTCTCATGAAAAGAAAAGAGGATGAGGCTAACAAAATTGTAGCAGATGGTGCTCTTAATGCATATATGTCTGACTTAGACAATGCAAATAGTTTTTTAGAACAAGCAATCAAAAATCAAAACCAAGAGGACATCACTAAGGGTCAAGCTCGGTTCAATGCATTGAATCCTAAGAACAAAGGGTTTAGTCTTGGAAGTTACGCTGAAAAAGAGATTGATTCAAAATACTATGATGGATATCTTGGAAGTCTAAAAAGAAACTGGAATAAACATGGACTAGCTCATAATAACGCAGAAAACCAGTTTAAGATTACTAGTACTCTAGATAAAGATTTATTTGGACATTCAAACTTATTAGCGTCACTTAGACAAAAGAACACTCTAAGTGAGATGGAGTTTAACTCATTTGTTAATGCTTCAACTGTTAAAGCAAGCAACCCTTCGATAAATGCACTTTCATCTGTGGCGGCTCAAAACGCACAAAGAAATGGTTACAGTAACCTTGTTTTTGAAGCATACACAGAAAGAGCAACTCGTTCAGAAGATCCAGAAGAATTAAACAACTTATTGTTAGATTTAGATAATAGATTGTCACAAGAAGGGGGTTTGGTCACATATTTAAATGAGGTAGACAATAGAGCAATCAGAAGTGCAATATCCTCAAGATTAGAGGATTTAACAACGAATGGTGGTAAATTACTAAAAGAGATAAACACAAGAAACTACAAAGCTGGAGCTAATCTAACTAGTCAGATATTTGGTTCTATAAATAGTTTTGAAGACTTTGATCAGTTAAGTGGTAGTATCATGAAAGCTGAGAACTATTTACTTTCTGTAGATCCTAGTAAAATAAGTGATCCTGCAGCATATGAGTCAAAGCAAACATTGTTTTCTCTTATGATACCACCAGTTCAAGGTGGCGTTGCTTTCTCACCTCTTAATATGTATGTACAAGAGTATATAAAAACAAACGGAGATTTTGTAGTACCTACAGATGAGAGACTAACAGCTTCAGATTACAACACACTTACAGCTACAGTAAAAAGAATTGGTGATAATGCACTGAGAGAAGCAAATGTAAATGATGACGGAAGAGCCGCAGCTAATATAGTGTACGGAAGAAACTCAGTTAATGTTAACACAAAAGATATTTTAAATGATCTTGGATTAAAAGGTACAAGTACGGCGGTTGAACCAGTTGTTGCTTATCCAAAAAATGCAACAGCAGAAGCCAACGCTGATACATTAAGAACACACGTAAATCAACTAAGTGTAGCAAACAGACCTGCTGATATATTTAGAAAAGCTAATGCTATTGAAAAGAAAGTAGCAACTAAGGATGATGCAGAGCAAGCTGTGTTGTATAACTTTATTGCAGGTGAAATGTCACGTGGTGGTGAAGCAAATGTTGATGGTATGACTCTTGCTTTTACTAGTTTCAACAGACTAGCTGAAAATGCATCAGAAGAAGATAAAGCTTTATTTCAACAATATCTTGACCTAGCAAGGGTTCAACCTGAGTTTATGCAACCTGAGATATTTAAAATCTTAGAGTCAAATGAAGTAAGGGAAAACGCCTTCTTACAAGAAGCGTATAACAAAATGTTTCTTGGATTGTTTTTACGAACTACTCAAGGCAAGCCTAAAAGTTTTTGGGTTGATGACAAAGAGGCATTGTTTAACGCAATGGCTCTTGAAGAAGCAAACTTTGTTTCAAGTAGATTAGGATTTACTGCAAACACAGACAACATAACAGCGACAATCCCACCTCAACTTATTGACCGTATTGAAATAAAACGTAAAAGGATTGCACCATTTGGTTTGAGATCATTAAAACAAACTGTTGGTGTATCAGGAGCGTTTACACAACTCTTTGGTGGATATGGAGACAAAAAGATTTTAGCAGACGAGATTGGGCAGAATGTAGTTCAGTCAGCACTATATTACATGGTAAAGAATGGTGATATACGTTATCTTACTGAAGCAGGAGAAGCATTACAATTTCAAGCACCGTTGTTAGCACTTTTCCCAGAAATAAAAACCGAACTTGAATTATCTAAACTTGATGATAAAGAGTTGTTTGAAGGTTTGATGAGTGCTACCGTTAGAACTGAGTCTGGTGCAGAATACCCTGCTCTTAGAATTACAAACTATGCAGAGGATGAGGTGTTGAATGAGACTGGATTGTTAGTTGAGTATTTTGACCTAGCTTCTATGCAGTATCGCCCATTTAAATATAAGGATAATAGACTTGCTGTCATACCACTTGATGCTCTTGAATCAGGTGTGGATAGAGTCCAAAGTAGTGCAATCAGGTTAATGAATATTATTCCTTTTGTATCTTATAGTGACGGTCAAGTGTATGACCTATTTGAATCAGCTGAATAATGTTTAAAGAAGAAGCAGAAGAGTTAAGAGTACCAACTAATCTTGCTCAGCAAGGTATTAATGTATATGGACGAGGAAACAGTTTTACTGCTTCTTTTGATGAAGGTATGCGTAGTATGGCACTAGCCGTCACTCAAGCACCTGCAGTTGGTAATTGGTATTATGGTAAGAAGGATAAGGAGAATGGGCTTGAACCAATTACAAGAGATTACTTTGACAGTATTAACAATCAGTATGGTTTAGGGATGGAATATATAAAGGGTGAAACACCATCACAGTTTAGTCTTAGAACCGAACTAGCCATAACAAACCAGATTAGACGTGCACGTGTGAATCAACAGTATGGTGCAACTAATATGGTGGGTTCAATGATACCTGAGTTAGCTAACCCTGTGAATCTTGTTCCTTTTGGTCGAGTAATGACAGCAGGTAGGTTGGTCAACAAAGCAGCTATTGCATCTGCTCGTGGTAAGAAACTTACATCAGCATTTGAAACATATAAAGACTACGCTAGAGAAGCATTTATTGGTAATGCTGCAGTAGAACCTTTGTATTACATGAGTGCAAAACAACAAGGTGACGATTACAATATTGAAGATTCATTCTTGAACATCGCTGTTGGTTCTGCAGTTGGTACAGGTTTCTTTGGTAGTATTGGAGCAGGTATGCGTTATAGAAAGTCTAACACGTATCTACGTCAAGCACAGATGTATGAGAATATGTACAACTTTATGGAAACAGGTCAGTATCGTGACGCTGTCAATGTAGCACTGACCAAGGATCCAAAGTTTGAGCAATACTTAAAAGGATACAGTAATCTAAAAGATGTTGTGAAAACTCAGATAAAAGAGTATGGCACTATCAAGTTTGATAAGCTTACAACAAAAGAACTCAAGACATTAGAGAAAGCTACACGTAGATACTACGATGATTTGTTTGACTCTGCGTTACAGAAGACACTTAGTGATAGGATAGTAGAAGATTTAGAAGGCGAAGGTAAGAATGCTAAGATATCTGACTTTGCTTTCAAGTATCGTAGAATGTACGCTAACATTGCTACTGCACACAAGAGAGGTGTAACAGATACTCTTACTCCTGAAGAAGCAGACTTGTATAGAACTTTGGATAAGAACTATGAAGGACAAACTGTATACGAACAAGAAGAAATTGGTTCTGGTGATTATAAACTAGAACCATCAAAATTTGTAGCTAATGAAAAGGCTGTTAAAAGTGCTAAGATTATATCAGAAACATTGTATGAGTCAAAATCAAAATCTTTAAATGAAGCTGTTGGAAAGGGTTTTTTAACCAGAGAAGAGGCTAACACAGTATTGAGAGTTTTTAATGACAACTATATGGCTACATACGGACAAGAGGTAGAACTAGCCAACAGACTTGTTAATGAAATATTTGGAGTTAATTTTAAGATTAATAAATCTGTATTCAGTGGTAATGCAATGGGTCAGTTTAACGCTAAGTTTCCAGATGAGATAAATGTAAACAGAGCTGAGGTTTTTGCGTATGGTCAAGAGGGTGGTGTTAGTATTTTTAATACAATTTTTCATGAGGCGATGCACGCTTTAGAAGCACATGATGAGGCATCTTGGAATAAGATATATGGAATAGTTTCTGAGCACCCTAAATTAAAAGCAGAGCTAGAAAAACGTGCACGTAACTTAGGTTACGATACTGATGCTAAAGTAAGAGCAGAATTACCATCACACATACTTGAGTGGGCTATAACACAAAAAGAATTTTGGCAAGAATTGCTACAAAAAGATGTACCGCTTTATGAAAAGGTTAGACAATTGATTGTAGAGATATTTAAGAAATTGAAATATGGTAAAAAAAGCTATGGTAAAATAGCTGAGAGAATGGATGAATTGTTATCAAAGGGCACTCCAGAAGACCTTGCAAGGGAGATTGCAAAGGCACTTAATGAAGTGCGAGAACTTAGAAAGTTTGATTCTGATGCAAAAGAAGTTGCTGATATGATTGAACAAAATGTTCGTTATGCAACAAACCCAGAACAACCTATCATAACAAAGAAGTCATATCAGTCTAGTAAATTAGAACAAGACTTTAAAAATGTATCTAGCACTCAGTTAGGTAGTAATGTGTTAGTCGATGCTCTTGATAATTTACTATACTATACAACAGCTTATAGTGGTGATGCTCAGTCAATGTTTGATTCTATTCTTGAGTTCAATGAAGACTTTGGAGCGTGGGTAGAAAACATAAAACAGAACTTAGAGGACGATACATACCTTCCAAACTCTGTGTATGAAACATTGTATGATGTTACTAGAGAATATAGAGACAACACAAGAGAGTCTCGTATTAAAGATTTTGCATATGTTGAGTTGTATGACATTGAAGGTGTTGACTTAGACTTAGGTAGAACAGTAAAGATTGCTCTAGCTAATGCACCAGAAAACTCAAGATACAATGAAGTAGTTTTAAGTACACTACAGAATGAGTACTACAAGAAAGTGTACCGAAGTCTGTATGATGTAATGGTAGAGAAAACTCTACGTAGAGATTTAGAAGGACTTAAGGTAGATGGTAAGATTGCTACACTTCGTTCTTTGATTGATGGTCAAGAAAGAAAAGGTGTGAAAACTAAACGCTCATTGGAGATAGATATGATATCTCGTTCTGAAGACGATGCTAATGTAATACTTGAGGTTCTTGATGATTATGGATTATGGGATTTATTCTTTGGTGACACAAACACTGAGTGGATCAAAGCGTATAGAGGTAATCCTGCTAAACAAGCAGAGTTATCTCAGTTCGGAGCTAATGTAAAAGAAGCATCAACTAAGTTCCACGAAGAGTTAATGGATGCATTACGACAAGACAGACTGCCTGATGATTGGCGTGGAGTTGATGGGTTAGAAAAACTATTTGAAACAATCCAAAAGTTACAAAACTACCAACTTAACGAGCTAAATAGAGTTGGTGCATTCACTAACAAGAAGTCTGGATTTGCAGGAGTAAGTCAACGTTGGAGTCCAGAAGTTGTAGCTTCTATGTCCAAAGCTGAGTTTGTTGCAGATATGTTAGGTCGTATTGATGCAGAAGAAACAAACTACTTGCATCAAGGAACTATGCGTACAAAGGGTGGTGACTTAGTGCCGTTTGAAATCAAAGCGTACCTTGAATCTTGGTACGATGAGCTTATTAGTGGTAAGCAACCTGATAGTGTAGAACAGAAGATTGACCAAGCAAAGTCTAGACTTGTACACATCAAACCAGAAGCTGAAGCGGATACTGTGTTGAAGTACAGTGGGTATGACAATATTGGTAAGTTGATGATTGAACAGGTTATGCAAAAAGCTAGAACTGTTGTAATGGCTGAGTATGGTGGCACAGAGCCAAAAGCTATGTTTGACAAGGTTGGTACTTTCAAACGTTTAACTGGCAAGCAGAAGTTAAATTACAAGTCTTACAAAGCCACAGTAGATTATTTATTAGGTGACTTAGAAACACCAGCAGATGTTGACTTAGGAACGTTTTTTAAAGGAGTGCGTCAATTCTCTAATCTTGTGTTCATCAGTGGTTCTGGTATTTCATCAATAACAGATATACCACTAGCTGCTTCAACACTTAAATATCAAGGCATAAACCTTGGAGAGAACAACAAGATGTTCTTAGAAGCTTGGGCTGAGGCAGTAGAACGTAGATTTATTGGTGATAAGTCTGGCGTAGCAAACTACTTTCGAGCACAGGGTGCAGGTTGGGATGTTATTCTTAACTCTGTTGCTAGACGACTAACTGCAGAGAGTTCTGATAAGCGTACTGTATTGGACAAAGCTTCAACAATGCTGTTCAAACTAAATGGTTTGAATGCATTGACTACAGCACACCAAGAAATGTATATTGACTTGTTCACACGTGGTTTAGCTGAGGAGATCAAACTTTGGAAAGAAGGTGGGCAGATGGATGAGATTCTAAAACAGAACCTTATTGAAGCTGGTATAGAAGAATCTGACTTTGGGGTGTTGTTTAACAGTATTACAAAGACTGGTGATGATGTAGATCGTATTGGACCAACATCTGTAGATGATGCAAAAGTTTCAGCTAGTCTTCGTAGCTACATCAAGAAGTACATGAGACAAGCAGTTATTATGCCTGACGTAGGTACAAATGCTCAAGCTACACTTGGATTCCAAAAAGGTACAATTATTGGTGAGATGGCTAGAGTTGCTACACAGTACCAACCATTCATGTTAGCTATGTCTAAGTTATTGTACCGTAGATTTGCAAATGGTAACTTTGGTAAGAACAATGTTAACAGACATAAGATGGCTCACTTTATGGGATATCTAGGTTCTGCTCTTGCTATGGCATATGTAGCTACAGTAATCAAAGACTTGATTCGTGGTAAGAGTCCGATCAACTTACTTGAAATGACATCATTTGATATGAGCCGTATTGTACAACAGTCTGGCGTACTGGGTGTAGCTGAGGTTGCACTAGATGCTATGGACTACGGACCAATGGAAGCGACGTCTCCACTTATGTCAACAGTGTTTGGATTAGCTACAAATGTGGCTACAGGAGACACTAAGGGAGCTGTAAGCGATGTTAGTGATCTTACAGGAGGCAACATCATTGGACCAGGAGTATGGCTACACGGACTACTTGGGGAGATTTTTGGTGAAACTCTGAATGAAATACAAACTTCAGAGCTTGACTATATAGATAAATACTGATAAATAAACACACATGCTTAATCTAACCGCAAACGGAAATTCTACTGTCACAGTTGCACAAGGACGTGGGGGACAATATTACTTAGATGTACATGGTACATTTGGGTCTGGTAAAGTTACCATTGAGATTAGCCATGACGGAGGTGAAAACTTTTACCCAATCACTACATCAATAGGTGTAGATTTGGAAGTCACTGCTGATTACAACTCTGTTTTAACTATTCCTGGCTCTTCAAAAGTAAAGTTTATTCTCCAAGACGCAACTAGTACACCTGACGTAGATATTGTCTTAAAAGAAATATAATATGTCTATAATTGAGCCAGTTGTTAGCTCTGTAGTGCAAAGAGAAGAAAGCTACTTTGAGAAAACTGGTAGATATAGATTTCTGTCATTTAAAGCACCAGCTACTAGTTTTTCTCTTAGATTTGATTCTACAAATCAAGCAACTAGGGTTTACTGGGGTGATGGTACTAATGTACGAATAAGCAATAGTAGTCCATCTCACTCATATACTAACAGAACTATTGGGGAGCAAATTATGGTTGAGTTAGATCAACCGCTTCAGAATGGTATAAACAATGTTAGACTTGTAGACACATCAAATCAGAATATAGACTTGGCTGGGACTGATCTCCAAGTGTTTTGGGAGTCATTAACAAATCCTACATTAGATTACATACAACTAAAAGATTTAGATATATGTAGGTCAATTGACAGCACAATTTCAAACACATTAACTACTATTGATTTACGAGGTAACAACATAAGTGGTGACTTTCCTGACAATCTTTCTGCACTTACAAATATGTTCATACAAGACAACAATTTTGAGGGCAAATTACCTACAGTACATATTGGAATTGATAGGTACCAAGTAAATGGAAACAGGTTTCGTGGTCCTTTACCAAACATAGGTGGAACAACAGCATTGACATCTTTTTTAGCGTACAATCAAAGTGATGATAGATTACCTACAAATGATCGTGTTATGCTTACAGGTGAGATTTGTAACTTAGATACTACTATAGTTAACTTTTACCACGTAGGAGCAGGAGCAAGTTGGGCACAGGGCTTTAGGAACGCATTGACTGTAGCATCCGATTTTGATGTACCAACAAGAATGTCTAAATTTTATGCAAGTAATTGTACTTTATCTAGTGATGATGTTGATCAGATATTAACAACTTTTGCAGCTAAAGCAGGTACATTCCTTAACCCAAACATTATAGACCTAAGTGGTAATAATGGTGCTCCAAGTTCAACAGGACTTGCAGCTAAAACAACCCTTGAGTCAGACGGCTGGACCGTAAACGTTAGTTCATAATGGAAGAAACAATCTACAGGTCATCAATCGGAGTTTCAGGGTTCTTTGCTAGTGTAGGTCTGCAGGATTTAAATTTAATATTAAGTATACTGGTTGGTGCCGCAACTTTAGTATTTATGATAGTGTCTATTATAAAAGTACTGAGAGAGTTGCGTAATGGACAATAAAGAGGCAAAGAAGAATCTACAAGACCTTAAAGAGTCACTAGAAAAAGTACTAGGTGATGATGGCTTGCAAGAAGAAGCACAGGAGCACGCTAAAGCAGCAAAGCAGGGTGCTAAAACACTAATAGGTAGATTAAAAGAACTACCTGTAGTAGAAAAGATATCATCACTTGGGACTGCTGGGACAGTTGCTGTTGGTACAGCTGCAGCTACACAAGCTGAGTTAGCTGTTAACTATACAGAAATAGTAGTAGCACAAGTAGCAGAAGACGTATACGAAGGGATTATTGAACCTCCGTTTCTTTTTGATATGATAGACTATGAAGCCTTACATATTTGGGGACAAGAAGTTATTGCTGAAAAGGTCGCCGAGGTTTCCGAACTACAATCGACTTCTCAACCATCTGCTGAGACAGCGGATCCCAAACCTGCACCTTCCGCTTCTTCACAAGATACTCCTGCCGATAAGCCTTCTCAGAGTAAACCCACTGAATCAAGCCAAGAATCAAAAGCAGAGAAGTCAGAAACAAAAGAAAGTAAGCCATCTAGCGATAACGAAGAAACAAAATCAGAGCCACAAGAAGAGCCCAAGGAAGAAACAAAGCAAGATACTCCATCGGAAGAAAGTAAAACAAGCGAACCCCCTATTGTCAACACACCTATAGATAGTTTTGATGACGACATAAAACCACACTCTAATGTAAGACCAGTATCACCAACAAACTAATGGAATTTTTTAAACACATATTTAGTACATACAAAGATGATTTATTTGCAGCAGGACTAGCGTATATAGGTATAATGTCTATTATAGCGATGTTTTTGCCCAAAAATAATATATTTAGTAAGATAATAAAAGAAATAACGGAGGTATTTAAAAAATGAGTCATGAACTACAATATCCAATAATTGATCCAGAACCTGTGTGGGAGTGGTACTATTATGTACCATTACTAGATAGAAACGAGTGGGATGGTATACAATATGATAATATTCAATATGGTTGGGACGAACTAGACTACAGATTTGGGGTAGACTACCCAGCTGTACCAGAATTTGGTTTTACAAGTTTGTTGATGGGGCTTGCAATTTTTGCTATTATCCTTTATAAGAGACTTAAATGAGTACAGAATTATTAGCAATGTTGGGAGGCGGAGCCAGTGGCTTTATATTTAAGCTTATTGGTACGTTAGTACAAAATCAAGCAGCAGTCACTAAAGGGTTGATTGAAAAACAACAAGCATCAGATGCAAGTGCAGATGCAGCAGCAGCTAGAGTAGATGCTTTTGGTGCTTGGACTAGACGTATTATTGTTTTTACAGTTTTATTTGGTGTTATTATTGCACCGTTTATATTAGCACATAGTGACGAAGGAGTCACTGTTGCTACTGAATACAGTAAGTGGTTTGGCTTTTCTAAAGGCGTAACCTACGAAACTTTACACGGATACATTATCCTACCAGAAATTAAAACAGCTATTATAAGTATTATATCTTTTTACTTTGGTAGTGCAACAGTCAAATAATAATGCCAAACGTTAACGGAAAAAAATACGCATATACACCTAAAGGAATTGCACAAGCAAAAGCTGAAGCAAAGAAAAAAGGTAAGAAACTAAAATACAATGGCTAAGGACGCATGTTATCGTAAAGTAAAAGCAAGGTACAAGGTGTTTCCTAGTGCTTATGCTTCTGGTGCGATAGCTAAGTGTCGTAAGAAAGGAGCCAAGAATTGGGGGAACAAAGCTTAGATGGCGGTACGCAAGACAGCAAAGGGACTAGCTCTGAAGAGGTGGTTCAAAGAAAAGTGGGTAGATGTCCGCTCTGGAAAGCCTTGTGGACGACAACAGGGCGAAAAGCGAGGAACGCCATATTGCAGACCATCAAAGCGTGTAAGCAAAAAAACCCCTGTGACTGCTGGGGAGATTTCAGAGTCAGCCAAACGCAAACGCATTGCTCAAAAGAAACGCTTAGGACAACCAGCAGGGAAACCAAGGAGGGTAAAAGCTAATTACCGAAAATGAGAAAAGAACATAAAAGCAAGACTGGTGGTTTAACTGCCGCAGGTCGTAGATACTTTAAAGCTAAGGAAGGTGCGAATCTAAAAGCTCCTGTAACAGGGAAGGTGAAACGTGGTTCTAAGGCTTCTAAACGACGCAAATCATTTTGTGCAAGAATGGGTGGTGTCAAGGGTCCTATGAAAGATTCAAAAGGACGTCCAACAAGAAAAGCACTTGCACTTAGAAAATGGAAATGTTAAATGGGTGATATAAACTTAACACACGCTGGTGCAGACATAGAAACAGCTTTAGGAAAGGCTGTTAATCCTGATACATCACCACAACAAGGAAGTGATAAATTTGTTACTAGTGATGGAATTTACAATGCAATTAACAATCTAGATGCTAGTAATTTAGACAGTAATTTTTTAGTTACTACTTTTACTGGTAATATCTCTGATACAAAAATACCAACAACATCAGCTGTAAACGCTTATGTATCAGGGGTTACTCTTGGTCCTAGTGACATACCTACAAATAATGCCACTACTCTTTCAATTGCACATGGTCTTTCAGCTACTCCAAATTATATAAAAGCTTATTTAGTACCACGTAGTAATGTTGATGGGTTTACTGCAGGGTCATTAATTGACATAGCTACAGATTCTCAAAATGGTTTTATACTGTATGCAGACGCTACTAATGCTTATTTTAGGTGTGTTAGATCAAATGGCACTTTAGAGATTATAGATCCAGCAATTGGAACAACTGGTCGTATTACTGTAGGAAACGCTAATTATCAAATTAAGCTTGTAGTAAGATCATTTTAAGCGATGGCTACTAACCAAAACCTACCTTTTAGTGAGACTGAGGTTGATAATGCATTAGGTTATATGATTCTTGGTGTTAGCCAAACACCTACGCCACCTCCATCACCTACTAGGTTTGTTGAAAGTGATGTTATTCATACATTTTTTGATAACCCAATTACTTTAAGTCAATTTGTTGATGATGCTATAATTACAAGTGGTGACGGTTTGACTGAGCAATCAAGTAATGACACATCATTTGCAACAACACAAGCAATTGATGAATCATCCCCTGATTATTTTACAACACTTGTAGAAGATTGGCTTCCTTATGGTTTTAACAGTACTATGGTTTATCATGCTGGAGTTACAATACCTCATGGTCTGGGTGCTGTGCCAAAAGAGTTTTGGTTCCATTTTGAATGTTATAATGTAACAGCTGGTGTTGATGGGTTAAGTTCTTCAATTGCACAAGAGTTGTCAGTTAGAGATATTACTGTAGGTCAATTAAATGATTGGAGTTTAGATGCACCATATGGTGCTATTACTTGGGCTGATGATACTAATCTTTATTTTAAATTTGATAACAATTTATCTTCGTATCCATCTGGGCACACTGGTTACGCACTTCCTAGTTCAATTTATATAAATCATAATTATTATCTTGGATACGATCACCCTGTTGTTCCAAACTCTCATAGATTAAGAGCAACTGCAGTATTATAATGTCTGAAACAAATACACATCAATTACCGTACACAGACTCCCAGCTTAACATTGCTTTTGGGAAGATGATAAACTTTGAACCTAGTTTGTCATCAACTAGTACTGATTTTGTTACTAGTGATGGAGTAAACTCAAATTTAGGTACGTATGGTTTTTCTAATTTTACTGGTAATTTTTTCAACACTAACTATCTTAGTGACACATCTTCTGATATTAGAGTTTTAACTGTCCAGGCAATTGTTAATGGACTTGTTGTTACTAATAGTGAGATTGATACTTGGTGGAACTTACCATACGGAGGTAGTCCTCACATAGTAGAAGTTCAGCATGGGTTAGGAAAAATACCATCTAATATACATTGGGGTTTTACTAGCTATTCTAACTTTAATGGTTATCCGTCAGGAGGAGCAAGAATAGAGCCTTCAAATGGTTCTGTTACTAATGCTATGATTTGGGCGGATACTGATAAGGCTTATTGGAAGATGTTACCAAGTGCAGACAGTTCTAAATCACTATACATAACAGAAAATAACCCAACTATTGTTAGTAATGGGACTGCTGATGGTTCACCCTACAGAGGTAGTTTTGAACTTACTTACGATTATTTAGGAGGCAGTCCAACTCTTACAAAAGTTTATCAATGGAGTCATTCACAAAGTCAGTGGAGTGGAACTGGTGGTGGTACAGCTAATGCTTTTGGAGAAAGATTTATATTTGACCCAACCGTTGGTTCAAATGGTAGATGGAAGATTTTTTACTCTGGTAGTAATTATTTAACAGCAGCAAATGATGCAGACGAGCCGTGGCAGGTTACACAATTTACAGGTAGTGGTGGAAATACAAATGTTTGGTTACAAAACCCTTCATACGATACAACTAATGTTACAACTTTTGGGCAAGAGTATCCTATAATTAGGAATACATTTACAAAGCTTCAAATAATTGTAGAGGCTTAACGATGGGCTTCTCCATCAACAATTCTGTAATTGTCCACGCTGAATTTCTTACCAGTGTGAGTGACGACAGCGAAACCGAGGTTCCATTGATTCACAGGCATATAGTCAGGGTCAAGGTCACAGAGACAGCCGATGGACCAGCAGCTGACCGTATCGTCATTCATCCGCCTGACGGAATGCTGACTGGTTTTGTGCTTGTGTCCAGCAATGGTACAACATCCTGTTTTGACTTGTAGGGTACGAGCAAAGTTAACTGGATCAAAAGCTCCTGGGAACTCGTGTCCGTGTAAGATCCAAAGACCGCCAGCTTTTGCAAGCTGACGACCTCCGATCTCCTCGATACCCAATTCCTCAAACCGTAGTAGTTTAGAAAGTTTAAAGTCTGGTACACCACATATTTCAGGGGCTTTACGCCACAAATATGTTTCCCAACGTTCTTCGTGATTACCTATTTTAAAGTATATATTTGTATCTGGGAAGCGTTCTCTTAAATGCATAAGGAACTGACGACTAGCTTGTAGCTCACCAGCTAAGTCTCTAGCATCAGGATCCTTGTCCCAACGACTAACAGCAAAAAAGTCTACAGCGTCACCGTTAAGCAAGATATTAGTAGGATTGTCAATATGAGATAAAGCACACTCTAAAGCATCAACATCGTGATATGGTACGTGTACGTCAGATAAGATAAGAGTGACACCATCAGGGATTTTAACAATGGATTTCTTTTTGTTAAGTGATTTAGGTAGCTTATATTCACCAGCTTTTCCTCCTTTTTTAAAGTTTGATTTATCAGGCGTAGTACTCCTATTTTTTACTCCACAGTTGCCTCGTACACGTCGTACACAAGAACGTGCTGCTTCTAATGTAGGAAATAAATTAGGGTGTTCTTTCGATATTAAGTTTGCAATGGTACGATTACCATGTTTGGGGTACTTTTCTATATACTTTTTAATACGATCTTGTTTTGTCATTGTTTAATAATGTCTATGAGGTTATCAAGCACTTCACCTGAAAGTTCTTTCTTTTCCTCTAATCTTTTTAAAATTGCTTCATCTATACTATTAGGCACAACTAAGTCTATGTATGTACATTTGTTATCTTGTCCAATACGGTGTATTCTGTCTTGTGATTGAAGTCTAGTTTCTAGACTATAATTATTACTGTAGTAGACCATAGTGGACGCTCTGGTCAATGTCAAGCCCTTAGCGGCTGCAGATGTAGCAAGGAATACATCAGCATTACCTTCTTGAAAATCATCAACAGCTTGGTTTCTGTTGTTACTTGCGTCATCACCAGTGTATGTAACTATACGTAAGTGGTTGCCTAACTCTTTTTGTATTTGTTCTACATTGTGTTTGTAAGCACAGAATACAACCACTGGTTTAGCTACTTCACATATTTGTTCTAATGCAGCAATACGATTGTTCTTGAGGTCAACAGCTAAGTCACTGTCTGTAATAACAAAGCCAGTTAGTATTTGGTGTAGCTTTACAATCTTTGTAAGAGCCATTGTAGTTGTGATTAAGTCACCATTCTCTAACAGAGATATACAATCGTTTTTAATTTGTTTGTATACACGTTCTTGTTCTGGTGTAAGTTCTACATACACTTGGTTAAATGTTTTCTCTGGTAGGTCTAGACAGTCTTTCTTTTCTAGACGTAGACTAAACGGCTCAAGACTCTTAGTAAGTTTGTCAAGGTTTTGATAACCAACTATTTTACGGAACGAGCGATTACCCATAGTCATTGTAGTCTCTACAGCATACGCATGTTTAAATGATGTCATTGTAGGATAAGGTAGTGCATCATTAGCCAAGAACTTACACTGGCTAAACAGATCTAGAGGACCTTGTGTAATTGGTGTACCATTTAGAATCCATTTACGATCTGCTTGTTTAGCTAGTTTCATAACAGCTTTTGTTTGTTGTGCTTTTGGATTCTTGATGCAAGTAGATTCGTCTACCACTATATGTCGTTCTGTACCGTGTGCACCAATTAAGAATGCATGAGCATAATCAAAGCCAGACTTGGTACGTAGTGCTTCTACATTTATAAGAAAGTATTTGTTGTATGACTCTAAGTTATAAAACCTAGTAAGTTCTTGTTGTTTCTTTTTACTGTTAGGTGGTCCGTTCCAACAATACACGTCAGCTTTGTCTGCGTGCTTTGGTATTTCATTCTTTGCCCAGTTGTGGTGTAGACCATTAGGTGCAATAACTAATACACTGATTGGTTGTTTAGAGTTTTGTAAGACATCTAGTATAATCTTTGTCTTACCTGTACCCATTTCACAGAACAGTGCTCCGTATGGTTCGTTAACAAATCGTTCGGTTGCTTGTTCTTGGTGTTTGAGAGGTTTGGTTTTATATATCATGGTAGGTTATAGAATCGGTTGGTTACTGGAGTATGTAAGTAAAGTTTTTGTTTGGCACGAGTGCATGCAACATAGAATACACGGTGTTCGTTGTCTGGGTCTTTTTGGTACGCATAGTAGCTGGTGGTTGTCATATCAGGCAGCACTACTACATTATCTGCCTCTCTACCTTTAGAAGAGTGGATGGTATTAACTTCTATATTTGTAGCTTTGTCAAACTTGTTTTCTAGCTCTGCTTTAAGTAGTATATCTTTTGTTGTGTCTGGTAGTTTAAACACGTGATTCCATTTTGCTGTAGTGCGAAGACCGAAGTTATCGATTAAATCTTTCTTGTCAAACATCTCTGAGTCAGGCATAGATTCAATAAGATTCTTAGAACCTTTGGCTACAACTGTATTTGTAGGTAAGTACTCTCTGTACAGTTCTTTTAGTTTAGAAGCTTTAACTTTGTATCCTAGTCTTAGTCGTTCCCATAGTTTTATGTAGTATATTTGTTTTGCACTAAATAAAGAATTTAACCCACCTGACACAAACAAAATTTGCTTTTTTACTAAATACTGTTCAAATAGTGGCAATATGGCTTTATTCCTGCATAGGAAAAACCAAGTTCCTTCTGACAAATCTAAATCATCTAGTGTTCTAATTTTATGTACTTGACCTTCATTATTCTTACTGCTCACATTGTAGGGTTGTTTCTCTGTTATGCGTTCTGTTATGCACTCGGCATAATCTAGTATTGGTTGTGGTAGTCTGTATGATGTATCAAGTATAATTCTATTACCTTTTCTGTTGATAAGAGACTTAGGGTCTCCACCAGAGAATTTGTAAATAGATTGTTTGTCATCACCAGCTATGTAAACCTTGTTGACTTCTTTACTAATAACATCAACGACTTTCCATTGCAATGGTGACAAGTCTTGTGCTTCGTCTACAAATAAATAGTCAACACCTATGGGTGTATTTTGTTCTATAAATGTTTCTAGTTGGTCAGTAAAGTCGTATTTGTTTTTTTCTTTTTTAAATTTTGTGTAGAAGTCACTAAACTCTTCTAGTTCTTCTGGTGTAAATTTTGTGTTGACTTGGTGAGTCAATGCTTCAGCAGCACTCTGTTGCATGTTACGCATAAGACTGTTGTACTGCAGCAGCTTGTCACCTTTACATATAGTGGTGTTACCTTTATCTATGTAGTCATACAATGTAGACATACCAGTAATAGTATAGCCAGTTAGTTCTCCAAGTAACTTGTAGTCCTGAAGGTTTAGCATTTGTTTACGAGGTATGCGTCTGAAACACAAAGCGTGTAGTGTACTAAATGCTGTAAACTCTTTTTCTTCGTACTTAGTTTTTTCTAATGCACGGTCAACAGCTTCTTGTGCACCTGCCTTAGTGAATGTAGTAAAACATATTCTACTAGGTTTAGTAGTTTTAAGATGTTCACTCAATAAGTTTAGCAGTGTTGTGGTCTTACCAGTACCAGCACTAGCTACATATATTGTTGTGTTATCTTCTGATGTCATTATATTTGTGTTTGACAGCTCTCCAGTATCTTAATGTGGATTCTTTTTTATATCCATCAGGACCGCCGTTATGTATACGAGCTATATCCTGCAGTGTAGGTTTTCTTCCAAGGCGTTCCTCGGTAGCATATCGAGCCATGTAAGCACGAAATATTGGTACAGCTGTTTCTGGTTCTAGGCAATCTTCGTGTACCCAGTCTTTTCCAGCAAATTCTGCAGCGTCTTGTACATAAGCTTTGTGCATTTGTAGCACACCAATAGCACCTCCGTTATCTCCAATAAGTGAAGGATTTAACGAAGACTCAATTAGCATTAAGCACATTATAAAATCAGTAGGTATCGTCATTTTGTAAGTCTGGCATAGGTTGTGAAGGGTCAAGATGTAAGTTGTCTTTATGTACACGCCAGCAACGGATCTGAGATCCATTAAAAAACACACGTGAAGTATCACCCTTCAGGGTTCGTTTGAGAACTGACAACAACTTGTTGTCTGGTAGTTCATTAAATCTTTGTTGGTTAAGATAATCTTTGAGGTCAACCATACGAAATACATACCAACCATTAGCTTGTTTGACTGCACCATTTTTAATATGATTAATTTCTTCACTAGCACTAGCACAGAAGGTAGATAGATACTCTACGAACTGACCGACTGGTGTCATTTCAAATGGTACTTCGATGCGTACACAATTTTTTAGTAGTAGGTTCTGTTGTTTAATCCAATCTTCTTGTTTGATTGGTGGGTACTTGAACAACAAGCGTTCCATAACACGCTGATTGAACATATTAAAGTTGTCAAATTCTGCAGTGGTTAGTTGAATTTCTTCGTGATCCAACGTAAGAAACCAAAGAGGCGGATCCGACTTAAGTTGAATAAGAGATCTGTTATTAGGCAAGAATTCTTCAGTTCCGATGCCATGTCTTCTTTGTCCGCAGAGCTTAGCGTCACAGAATCTGCATAACGGTTCTTGTGCACATTGATATTTGTAATCTTTCTTTTCATATGAATTTATTATTGCGTCTACTTCACGGTCAGGTAGTGGTTCAGAAAACTTTTTGTTAAACTTGTGTAGTCCTGACTTCCAATCAGATGGTTGTGCTTTCTTAAGATATACAGCTACATTGGACAATGTAACGTTACGGTTCTCTGACTCCTGAGTCCTGTGTTCAAAGATGTAATTAAGACACGGTGGACCTTCTGGTAGCAGCTCTGTTTCTATACTTGGTACTTCTAGTTGTTCAAATTGTTCTTTTGTCAATGTACGTTCTGTTGCGTACTGTATAAATTGTTCAGGGTTAAGTGCATTATTATCTGTAGTTATACCGTATTGTAAAGTTCTTTCTCCGCTGTATGGCATATTTATCCAGTTACCATATTTGCTGTCATCTTTACGATTACCTATCTTTGGTTGTTTTGGATATATCTCACATACACCCTGACCAAAGAATGCAGAGAATGACTTTAGTTTGTCAATAACAAGGCGTGCAGCAATTGGCTCTGAAAAGAATAGGTAAACGTGTGCACCGCCTGATTTAGAACGGCACACAACGAATGGTAGATTATGGTGGAAAATTGATTTGTTAAGTTCTTCAATGGTATTTGTGTCTTGGTATACATCTATATCTAATGCACCCCAGTGTACTGTATTATCTTCACATATTGGAGTGCAGCCAATAAGTCTTTTACCAGATAGATGGTCTTCCCATATGTCAACAGTAAGTTCTGACTTAACTAAAAATGATTTGGAATCTTGTTTGCCGTCACGTTCTCTAATCTTACCAGTTAACTGTGTCTGACCAAAGACACTAGTGTTAGATTTGAAGAGCTCGGAGAATTGGGTGGCTAGATGTGTAAGTGGTATCATGGAAAAAAACCCCAGGGGCTAGGAGCCCCCAGGGAAACATATATATATTAACTACATTAATTGATCCTAGAAAGGAGCCTCCGTAGAAACGGAAGATACAAGTCTAGGAGTTTCCTCAGTCTGGAGCAGAGGAGTATCTGCAGCAGAAGAGTAAGTTTCAGAAGCTTTAATAAGCAACGACTCATCTTTCTCAAAGTCCAGAGCAACAGGGTTGCTGAACGAGAAATTATAGTAGTCATCGCCGTTTTTACTAGTTTCCAACACTGTACTAATTTCCCAACTTTGGGCGTAGAGTGGTGGTACGATTGTGGAGAGTTCGCCATCATATCTAAATCGGTTAATATCTGCGGTTAGTTTACGAGATACACGAAGTTGTGAAGAAGTAAACGGTATGATCGCTTCTTCCCAATTGCCGTCAACCTCCATCATAACGAACCAGTAAGTAGTGAAACGCAACTCGTTTTCTCCGAGCCACTCGTCGTATTGACGTTCTCTACCTTTTTCATAGTCCTTATGACTTACAATGGTTAAAGGGTGTGTAGCTACATAGCCACCACCTTTGTTACGTGGAACCCACTCAGTGTAAACCGAAGATGTATACGTAGGTATAATCTTGGTTGGTGATGGTACAACGCTCTTTGACTTAGCAAAGAACAGATTACCAGCTTCAGCCCCTGGTACATATTCTTCTTTTTGTTTCTTTAGTTGGGGGCTGAGATCCTGTAGGATTCTCACAAAAGGTAAGGATGAACCTGAGTCTAGGTTCTCCATACCTTGTCCTGATACTTTTGATATATCGAATGCCATGATTCTTATTTCTTGTTTCTTAGTTAACCTTTGCACGTTTACCTTGGTAGATACCAAAGGCGTCTTTGGGCAAAGTTTCTGCCAGCTCTGGATTGTCCAGTGCATCACGACAGAAAGACTTGAGTGTCATGTTATGAATACCAACTCTTACATTAGCTTCAATGTCATGCTTTTCTTTCAGAGTTGAAATTATTTCTTGTGCAAGTGCATCATCACCACGACCCAAACTTACACTAATCTCATTCTTGATGATTGAGTCATTGTTAGTTTCACGTAACCATTGGAAGGCTGTGTTTGGATCTTTGATTTTTGCATCTACAAATTCTTGTATAGCAATCTTTTTACCACTAGCTAAACTAAGTGAGTCAATACCAGCTTGTTCCATAAGCTGTGGTAAATGTTCCTCTGCAATAGTTTTGCGGTTCTGTTTAAGATTGGAAAGCTGAACTTCTACTTCTAGGATTTCAGCGTCGAATCTTTCGAGTTCGGTTGCAAGGTCTGTAAGCTCGCTCATTTGAATATTTCTTTTGTCTTTGATATCAGAGGACTTGTCAGTCCAATCAGCGACATTGATAATATTTTCTGGTTGTTCTTCTGCCATAATTATTTTGAGTTGTATGTTGAACAGAGGTCTGCACAATGTGCGTACCCTGCTATGTCAATCCAATTATCTCTTTTGTTTTTAAATGCAGTCCGAGATAACTTGAGGGCAATCATCATTGCACCCACCTCACTAGAAGTCAAGTCTGTATTTAGTTTATTTTCAAGAAGTGCTGACCATATGGTTGCAATTCGTTTAAAGTCATCTGCAGGATGACCATAGTCTGATTGTCTGTCACCGTCAACGAGTCGTGCGGCTTCTACTAGTATTGATTGTGTCATTAGAAGTTTGGTTCTATTGTTACTTTGCGTTTGTCAAGGTCTGTTTGGACCTCACTAAAATCATCTTCACTAATTGCTTTCTGTACCTCATCAATAGTGTTAGCTGTGACTTCGTAAGTCTCTGTTATTGTGAATGTTGTTAACACCAGGTACCTCCTAGATCTATGTCTGCTATAACTGGTACTTTGAGTGGGATTGCTTGTTCCATAATTTCTTTCAACTTATTACTCTCTTGTTCATCTGAAACCATAGCATTTATCTCATCGTGTACAGGGAGTCGTAAGTCCATACCAGCTTTGTAAGCATGGACCATTGCAACTTTTGCTTGGTCTGCTGCTGAGCCTTGTATCAAACGGTTCAAAGCTTTGGAGCAAAATGCTCGGAAAAGTTGACCGTCTGGGTATTTGGATTTTGCATAACCATAGGTTTTGACTGGTGTGTTGTTAAAGTCATTAGTCCAGAAGTCAAAGCGTGCACGACGACCCAATATAGTTTTGATGTAACCTTTGGTACTGGCTCTGTTCATAACATTGTCAAATAATATCTTTAGGAACGGAGCTTCTTTATTAAATTTTCGCATTGTAGTTTTGCAAAACTCATCCGATATGCCAAGTGTTTTTGCCATTTTTGACATTCCCATCCCATACGAAATCCCAAGGCAAAGCATTTTGCAGGTGTCGTAAGGTAAGCCAGTCGTTTTTTCAAAGAATGTATATAATTTTTCACCACGTGTAAATGCATCTAATGCTTGTTCTGCTCCTGGCAGCGGTTTACCAAATTGTCCAAGTAACGCATAGTGCACTTGGAGTCTTGGTTCCTGACTTGAATAATCTGCTTTACACCAGAGGCTGTCTTGTTCAGCAATATAGAGTTGTCTAATTGCTTTTCCAATGTCGCTACGTTTGGGGACTTGTTGCATATTAGGATTAGACGATGAAAGTCGTCCAGACCTAGTACCACCTTCGTCAGACGCTGTCTGTCTAAAGTCTGCGTGGATTCTGCCATTATGATTTTGATTGAGTATGATGTCTTCGATGAACACTTTACGAAGACGATTGATTGATCGTGCCTCTTGTATCTTTTTTACTTGAGGGTGTTCACAATGTAGTAGAAAGTCCTTAGCAACTGAGTAATTACCTTTCTCGGTTCTCGGCACTACAAGACCCAAGCTTTCGCAGTATTTACCCAGTTGCTGGGGAGACCAAATATCTAAAGTTTTAAATTCATTTAACAACGCACTCTCTTTTATTTTGAGGTCATTGTTTAGTTGTTCTGCAGCGTCCAGGTTTACAGGGACGCCCATCCGTGACATATATACTAGTACAGGTATAAGTTCACATTCTAGTTCCCAGACTGTCCAGAGTCCTTGCTCTTTGAGGATTGGAATTTGGTGTTGGTAGGCATCATATGTAAGTCTTGCATCAGCTTCAGCATACTTGCCGACGTGTCTGGCAGGGAGCTTCCACATATCGCTCTTAGCATTGATTCCGTAGGTATCTGCGGCGTTTTGTAATCCATCTTCTTTTTTTCCTTTCTTTAAGTATTTCTTTGCAATTGAGTCTAGTGAATAAGAAAACTTTTCTTCATCAATCAGTGCTTCGGCAACCTGTATGTCTCGGACTGGACAGGAGACAGAAAGAGAAAGGGTCTCCAGCCAGCCGAGATCATACGTGGCGTTAGCCATTATGATTTCATCTGCTTTGTTTATTGCACACTTGACATATGAAAGAATAGTTTGCTTATCTAGGTTGTCACCACCGAAGTGGTCAAACGGTAAATATAATTGATGATGCTTATCTGCGATAGCAACACCAACCACTTTACCATCTCTTCTCTTGTAACCAGGACCAGACTTCTTGATGTTTGGATCGTGAGTTTCAAGGTCAATAGAGATAACACTGTCAAGCTCAGGCAACACGGCAGGCGGTCGCCATTTTGACTGTGGTTCAAATAGTGGAATCTGCATCGTTCAATTCTTCATTTCTTCTTATTACTTTGTTCATCTTTAACCAAGGTTTCTTTGCACATTCTGCGTCTATTTCTTCTTGAGTCTTTTTTCTGATTAGTCCTTTTGCAATAGCTTTTTGGGCTATGAGTTTATATTCGTAATACGGATCTTGTTTATAGAGTTCAGGTGCCTTAGCATCAATCATCTTAAACATCCGTTTTATTGATTCATTGCTTGATTCGTACATAGATAATGATTTGTAAATTGGCTGGGTTGCCCCAGTTTATCTGGATAGTTCTATTGATACATGTTCCTCGGAACGGTCACGAAGAAGTCCAGACCACACAATTTGTTCGATGCTGTGTGGCGTCGCATAGTTTCGAAGGCGTCCTTTGTGGTTAGACCAGCTTGGAAGCGAGTTGGAAAGTGTTGAGAAATTTTGTAAAACCATCTTTGTTGAGTGTATACTTGTCTGTCTTGATTGGTTGTATACCATCTTCACCTAAGCTATCTTCATCATACACATTAGCAATCATTGTATTAGACTTGGGGTATGCACATAAAGATAAGACGTAGGTAGGCATTGAGTCAATAACTTTATTGGTTTTTATTTGCCAGGCATATTGTTCCGCACGAAGCTTAATAGTTTGGAACTTGCTTTCAATAATGAAAACCTGATTCGGCGTGATGATGAGCAGATCAGGGACTCCATTCCCTGTAGTAGTTTCGATGCGTTGCGTAACAACTTTTCCTTTATAGTATTCATAGAATTGTTTAGTGATGTATTGATTAAAGTGTTTCTCGGTAGTCATGTACAGATAGGTTCTCCATTTCTTGGAGAATGTCATTTTCTGTAACACGGTAGCCAGTCTTTTTACAAGTGTCAAGCTGTTCCGAGAAGAGTTTGTAGAAGTAAGAGCCTTCTGTTGTGGCAAGGAAGATGGAGTTGCTGAGCATTGCGTGTATGACTCGTGCATACTCCTGGTCTTCCGTTTTGCCTGACGCCAAGTCCATGATGAGCTTGGATGAGTCTTTGCTTTCAAACTGTCTATAATAGTCAGTAATAAGTTCCTCAGCGTCAAAGTCCAGCTTAAGATTGAAAAGAATTTCGTCAGCCACATCAGCATTATCTAGTATAGGCTCCTCCGTAGTTTTTTTTACTTGCATATCTCCCCAATCAGACCAATAGTCTTGATAAGGTCTTTTTGATTTGTATGTCTTGTATGCTGGTATTGTAGCTTTAGATACATTGTCCATATAACCAGTAAACTCATACTGCTTGAGGTCAGGTATGATTGCATACTGTTCGTTCATGTACTCTACTTCTAGCTCGTGCATGTCAGCTGTAAGTTCTACATCATCTTTGAATGGTGACTCAGCACCATCAATAGCTACAGATAAATCGTCTAGCTCGTGACACTGATTGTCAAGACACCAACGGAAGTGAATGTCAATATCAGGTTTGTTTAGATTACCAATGGTAAAGTGAAAGCCTTCTCGGTTTGTCTCGTCGGCTTCGTCTGTACCAGATTGGAATGCAGATGTACTACAGTGGTGGTGTACAGTACCAAACATAATGTCTGGATACTGTGCACGCTGTGCTTGGAAGTTGATATGCTCAGGGTCAGACTTAACAGTCATACCGCTGGTAATCTGGGGTGGAACCCAGAATGACCAAGGTTGTTTCTGCTTCTCGTCATAGTACAAGAAACACATAGTCTCTGACTTTAGCACATCATAGCTGTGTTTCATAAAGGCAAGGATTTCTTGCCACATAGCGAGAGGGATCTTCTTACCGTGCCATTCAGGCGTAAGGTCTTGAACGACAGGCAATTCAATTGGTTTATAGGTTGTGAACAGCTTGTTCTTAACCTCCTCGTGAAGTTTGCTTTCGGATATAACATAGTATTTTTTCTTAGGCATAGGATGGTACGGTTATGTCAGCGAGGTCGCCGAGCGTGATTGTTTCTATTTTACTGAATGTTGTTTGATACTCAACAGGATACCAATCTCCTCGTTCTTGTTCGTCGATTAGATACGGTGCCCACATATGAATCATCAGATTGCCAAGGGACGCACTCACTTGATTTGCAATAGCGAGTTGTGGAGTTGCTTCGAGTGCATCACCCTGACAGCTGATTGGTGAACCTTCGTTCGATGTGGTAATCTCAGGATACCTCAAGAACGGATTCATCATAGGATACTGTTGTCCAAGTTCAGGTAGAAAAATGTACGCCTGACTTGTTGAGTACTCGTTAGCACAAACCAGAACAGGTTTGTTGAGGTCAATAGCAGTGTTAATAAGGTCTCTGCGTGCTGGATGATTGTCTGCATTGCAGATCAGAATGTCAGCCTGGTTGAACCAGTATGCATATTCTGTTTCCAGCATTTCTTTGTCAAAGTATTGTTGAACTACATTGCATTCGCCTTTACGGAAAGTGTAAGTCTTTGCGAGTGCGAGTGCTTTGTTCATTCCTACGTGGTTGTTACGAAACAACTGACGGTCAAGGTTTCTTTTCTCAAGAACATCGCCGTCGATCAGTGTGACCTCAAGGTCAAAACTGTTTTTAAGTGCAGGTAGCATGTATGATGTTACACCACCAGCACCAATGATAAGTGCTTTTAGTTTTGGTTTAGCCATTGCGTTTTAGATATTTGTGAAGTTGTTTACCAGTTACTGGAGCTGGTTTGTGTTGTGTTTCTTGGAAGTGCTTAATGTAGCGAAGTATTGCACCACGCTTACGACCAACACCAGTGTCGGAATCATAATAACGACCTAGTATTTTAAATAGAATACGCAGTTCATCGTCTTCAAGACCGTGATGAATTTCGTGCACATCAGCCAATCTTTTATTCTCAGTGTTGAGTTCATTAGATAAGTTCTGAATATGATGCGGTGAAACCATTTGACCTGGATTCTCATTTGCATATTCAAATGCATAACGCAATGATTTATCAGCACTAGGCTTTTCAATTAGTTTGTTGTAGACTGTAGACATGATGCGAAATCTATAAGGTTGGAGTTAGTAATATCTTGGAAGAAACGATTAGATGGTTTGTAGTCTTCATAGTAGTCTGTCATTGCAGATGTAGGTACAGTAACAAAGTCGTTGTCTTTTTTGTACCATACGCAGTGTTTGTAAACAAAATCTTCGTAGTACAAGTCACGATTACATTTTGATTTGAATAGTACATCCATTAGATTGGTGACTGCTGTCTGAAGGTAATAGATAGGCATAGGACCTTGAACTAGTCGTTCATCTCTGAAGTCTCGACCACCGCATAGTCTGCCGTCATCATAGATGTTAGGTAGATTAAAGGTGACAAGGTTTCTAGATGCTTTGTGTATACCAAACAAGTAAGCTGTTGTTGGGTCAGGAGACTGGTGTAACTTAGCAGTCTTAGAGCCAAGATAACGACAAGGGAGTCTCACCATCAACCACATAGAGTAGTCAGTGTTGTTGTACATTGGTATGTCATTTGGCTCGATCATACTTTCAGGTAAGGGTCCTTCTTCTCGTTCTCTTCCAGTTGGTATGAACAGCTTCCATAGATTGTTGTCGACGTCAGATTCTATGAAACAGGCACCAGGTAACGGAAAACCGTCAGCTAGATTGACGAATGCATAGCAGTATTCTGGATTGATACCAGAGTTGTGTGCATAGTAGCAGTGATACTCCTTGTTTAGTACAGGGATTGATACAGGTATGTTAGACATACGGAGAGTATCGTCACGCATACAGGCAGTAATAGCTGTATCTGCGTCAGCAATGACAGATTCTCTCGTTTCTCGCTTGATAAATTTGCCGTCAGGTCCGAGAATGATTTCCTGACGAAGCGGTAGTGTTGTTGACATAATAATAAAAGAGGACCGATGGCACAATACCTAGATTCTTAGAGATCCATATAAGGTTGTCATATGTACCATCGGTTGCATTGTTAAGCTTTACTTGATGCTTGACGCTCAAGAGTGATCGATGAGTAGTCAGCCACATATGCATCATTGCATAATGTTTGACCGTTTGAAACAGCAACGCATCCCTCTGGTGCAGACAATGCACCTAAGATGGATGTGTCACGTAGCAAAGAACCTACTGTGAGGTTCTCGTCGAAGGAACGACTAACTGAGTTAGACATTCCATATCTGATTGTTATTGTGTTGTTATCCATAAATTCAATTGACAAATCTCTTTTCATTTAGTATAAGGGTCATTATATATTTTGTATGAGTTGTCATATAGTGTTGTCATAAAAATGAGCTACTAGCCCACTTGTTGAGCTAGTAGCCTTTTCTTTACAGTGGTTCATCTCCGCCTTCTGTTACTCTTTAGAACTCTAAACGCAATACGGTTAAGTGTACATTTCATTACATCTAGAGCGAGTGGGATGAGCACCACTGATATCATCTTTGCTATTTTGTGCTTTTGCATACGGAAAACTAAACTTGAACAACGGTTTAGGTTTGGGCACGAGCACGGATAGAAAGAAAGTTACGAGGGAAAACATTACACCAGAGATAAAGGCAGTAGCCATACCGCTGAATGTACCAATAAATAGAACAGGCAGACCGAATGTGAATAAGATGTCCAACAGGACTTGCATTCTTACCACATTCGATATGCCCATTGCTTTACACAATATAATAACATATGAAAGTGAGCAGATAAAACTGAGAAATAATATGTCCATTATGATAGCTTGTTGAGTAGTTGTGTGCGTTGATTGCGACGGCGTGCGACCTTGGTAGCCCACTCTGCATCTGACTCATCTCTACGAGTTGGTGTAGTCATAGCGAATAGCATCTCGATATCCTGTGGATTGTCGGATGTGCGAAGCTGACGAAGTACCAGCTTGCGATTGTAGTAGGCAGGCTCTGGTAGTGTGTTCTCGTATAGACCAGCAAGAACACCGACGGAACCGTATGGCTTGCCACGATTGCGACGGAATGTGTCACCGATACGAAGCGAGTTGTCTGGATCACACTCTGGTTCTTGATTGAAAGACTCACGATACTCTTGTATAGATATATACTGCTCGGTGTCGGATAGTGGCTCGACAAAGTCAGCCTTGGAACCGAACTCCTCGTATGTCTCGAATGGTACAGAGCGAATGTTTGTGGCGTTCTCTTCGTCATATAACTTGCGTAAACGCTTAGCAATGTTGAGATACTCACGACGAACCTTGAAGCTGAACTTACGATTGTTAGCCTGACGAATAGCAGTGATGTACTGATTGCGAATGTCGGCTAGGAACTCAGTCTGTTGTTGACGCATTGCCTGCATACACGACATATCACCAGCGACTTGGTCATCGGCTGGGTTACAGTGATCGATAGTGTCTTGATGCTCAGCTACCCAGTCATCGACTAATGTAGCAGGGTCCAACTTACGGTTGGGGACAGCCTTGCAGATAGCCTCGGCTTGACGGAACAATGCACGCCAAGCGGACTTGTATGCATCGGAATAACGCTCTGCATCGAGAGCTGTATGTACGAGAGATTTGATGTTGTTCATAATGTGTAAAGGACAGTTTAGTCACATATCCAGGTGGGTTAGAGTTAAGCTGTAAAGAAGTCAGTAGGTACAGCATAGACTGAATGATAGTGATCACCGTTGTCACGCTTGCCATCTTCTGTGGTTACGACAATGTCAATAACATCACCTGACTTGCCAAGAGGACGGTTGTCCCTGTGCCAGAAGGTGTGAGATTGTTTGTCTCGTGTGATAACTTTGGTAAGTGCGAGAGGCTGAGTAGGATCAGAGTTGTTAGGTATGTCTGAGCTAGCCTCGATAACAAGAACTGTTGCAGTTGATGTTGTGTTTGGTTGATTAAGTGTGATTGTATTCATAACGATTTATTTATCTCTTGTTGAAGTGAGTGAGAGAGTAGAGTTGTTCATCTTGTTGATGTGTTGATTGACCTTGCGATCAACGATAATATCTCTAAGCTTAGATAGGATAGAGATAGAGTGATTGAGTAGTGATATAGTAATCATTGATAGTTTCATATTGTATAGTAGTTAATGTGTCCTGAATTGAACACAACCCGAAGGGCTAGGCAACGACCGCTAGGTCAAGGAGGAACGTACGGCTGACTGAGCGAAGCGAACCGAAGGACAGTGCTCACCGAGGCACGAGGTATAATGGCACTGGGTCAGACGGCGTAGATCCTTGCAGTTGACTGGCTTGTTGTGTTAGGCACCACGCCGATTGAGTGGTTGCCCAAGTGGCAACGGAACGCCGTACACAACGCCCTACGTATACTTGAGTCGGAGAGCCTAAGTGCCTGAGAACCAAGCACATACAAACAAGTAGGGTTTGTTCCGAACCACAAACACACAAACACCCACCAAAACAGGACACAAGGTCCTGAAGAACAACGACTTATGGAACAAGCCACACATCTCTGGGAGCTGTGGACATCGTAGGTGCGTGCACAAAGTTACACGAAACGGGGGGGCAATGGGGGAAAACGCCACGAAACAAGAAACAGGGACCCTACTAGCGTATAAATTTTTCAGTTTTTGGGCAAACTAGTGTACAAATGAGCACAAAACTAGACGGACTAGACACCTACTAGACAGCAAATGGACCCTAGGTGGCTGTTATTAACTTTAAGGATTATCAACGACTTACGACTTACTAGACGGACTAGACACCTATTTGACCCCCCTATAGAAAAACTTTTGTAAGGGGTAGATTTGGTGTCTAATGTGTCTAGTATTCCCTAAGTCCCTTATATTCATATATGTTAACGTTAGACACTACCCCCTTTTTAGGTGTCTAGTAGGTGTCTAGTGTGTCTAGTAACTTGACAAATGCTGTAAATATGTTCATAACAATAAGAGTGCCAGATAGAAGAACCAATGCCGCAGGTACACCGAAACAGGTGAAGAAGCAACGAGAAGCCAAAAGAGCTCGCTGCACACGTAAACGTATGAAAGCTGAGATCGACATGAAAGAAGCTCAGAAGGAACTTGCTACTGTGGAGAAGGAGCTAAACATTAAACAACAATTTTTGGATGTAATGTCTAAAGCTCCCACGCCTGCGGAACAGAGGAAGGCACTACTCTCGTTATTCGCAGAGCGTGGGATCAATCCAATCGAGGAGCTTATGACCTATGCAAATGATCCAGAAGTAGCCAAAAGGGACAAGATAGCGATTTGGAAAGAGCTCGCCAGCTTTACTCAACCTAAGCTCAAAAGTGTCGATGTACAGGGAAGTATCTCTGGTGAAATGAAGATCATGACAGTAGATTATTCCAAAGTAGCTAAATCGGAGCTTGCCAAAACCGTAGAAGCTGAGATAGTAGATGAAGAAGGATACGACGAATTTTTAAGCGAAGAGGAAAAACATGGCGATAACTGAGGATCATGATGAATTGTTTGATAGAGTCCGAGGCAATCTCGGAGAGCACTTCACTAATTACATGTTTATTGTCATGGATGACGACGGCGATTTATTTTATGATTACTCTAACTTCAGAGTTGGCAGGATGCTAATCAAGGAGACACATGAAGACATGGAAGGTAAGACTGATATGATTGATGTGCTCTGGGACGCTGAAGAAGAGGACGACGAACCAGAATACGAATAATGGAAGTACAAGTGCCAGCACAGGGATGGGAGCCTAGGAACTACCAGCTGCCCCTTCTTAAATACATGACTCAATCGAAGCGTGGACTGAGAGCTGTCGTCGCATGGCATCGTCGTGCAGGTAAGGATCTGACTTGTGTGAACATCGTAGCCATCAAAGCACTGCAGCGTGTTGGTACATATTGGTACGTGTTGCCGTATGGTAATCAGGCACGTCGTATTGTTTGGAATGGTATGACAGGTGAAGGTAAGAAGTTCATTGATTATTTTCC